AGTTACCTAATGAAAGTGGATTAGCGTTCAATGATTCAGTAACTGTCTTAAATGACTTGTCAACATGCTCAACAATCTTATCTATATCAGCGTCTATTTTATCAATAGATGTTTTGTTATTAGTTGAGTTTATTTCAACTGTAGTAATTCTTTCAAGTATTGCAGAATTATCTCCACTAGGAATACTTGAAACGCTATCTTCTAAATTGTTCAATCTGGATTGCATTTGTGCGAACGTGTATATTCCCCCAGCAATCGGACTTGCAATCGAGAGCAAAAAAATCAATATTATTTTGGGCGTAAGCTGTATTGTTGAATCCTTGTCCGTCATAAAAGTCTATCTCCGTTGTTGTTAAATCTAATGTATCAGTTATTTTTACCTCAAAATATTCCTTATTAAAGCTAACGATTGTCTTGATGTCAATGTCTTGAATTACAATGTTCGACTTAATTTTAAGGGTAGTACTAGCAACAGAAGTTTTTTTATCGCTTGATTTAGGCGAATTAGAGCCTTGTTTCTTTTCAGATTTGCTTGATTTTGCTGTTTTAACAACCTTTTCATCATTTGCACTTGGCTCCTCTTTTACTTCTTCTTCAGCAGTTTCCTCTTTTTCTTCAGATTCTTTTTCCTCGTTTTCACTTATTTCTTCTTTTGGCTCTGGCTCTTTTTCTTCGGTTGAGCTGTCGTCTGATAACTCGCTTTCTTCATTTGCTCCATCAACTTCCTCATTCTCAGTTGCTGTTTCCTCTTGCTGTTCATTTTGATTCTCCTTTAAATCTTCTTCCATATTTGTTTCTTCTAGTTCTGTTGGAAGTTCTTCAATATTATTTTCTGGTATTTCTTCTCTAATTTCTTGTAATGTTTCTGGCTCATTTTGTATTTCATTTACAGATTCAATCTGTATGTCATTTATTTCTGGCAAATTATCTGGCATTTGAATATCAGGCATTTCAATATCTGGCATATCCATATCAAGCATATTATCATCAACAGGCACATCTGCTCCAACATCAATAGAAGTTGGCATATCATTGTTAATACCAACATCAGCAATTTCCATATTCATTTGCTCTGTTCTTATATCAGATATGACAGATATTTGTGGCGACAAATTTGCAACCTGTATATCCTCTGGTGGATTTATGTCAATTATTCCACTTGAGAGCGTGTCAACAATAGATACGCTATCCAAGCCACCAATAATGCTCTCTGGTGCTGTTATTTGCGTTATTTCGCTGATTTCAGTTGTTTGAGCTACGACAAGGTCAGCAAGTGTTAAAGTCAGGGTTAAATCGTCTATAATTGTGCCAAATTGCCCTGTCTTGTCTCCAGTATCAGCACCAAAGACATTAACATCAATAATCGTCTCGTTTATGTGAAAATCATTATTTAAATTAATTGTGAATGTAGATGTAATTGTTCCATCATTATAATCACTGGTAAAATTATAATTTAATGTTTCTTCTTGTGTTTTGGTTTTAAATGTAATTGTTGTGTTAACAGGGTCAAGATTATTTGCTGTGCCAGTAGTCGTACACCATAAATCTCCCTCATTATTACAGCCAATAGATAAAATACTTCCATGCACTTGAGCAACATATTTTTCATCTGCAACTATATTATCTAAAGTTATAGTTTGTGATATTGAGCCACCAACTGAACTGCTAAATCTAACTGACTTTGATATACCACCAGAATAAGTATTATTATCATAATCAACATTTCCATCTAATTCCCAGCCATTAGTCTGGTTATCAAAAGAGCCGTTATTTAGGATATTTGTCGTTTCCGTTGCCCTGACCTTTTGAGTGGCTGTAATTACTAACATTGTAATCAGTACCCAAATAATCAGGATATCTAATAATTTGACCATAATCGTTAATATACCCCATCATTTTATAATGTTTAATTGCCTCGCTACCAATCAATGCTTTTTTACCATTCCATATACTGCAAGGCGTTCCACTATGTAACATAGCACTCCAGACGGCTTTACTACCAGCACATAAAACAGATATGCTAGCCACTTTTAATCCAGCTTTAGAAAGGCTATTACTTAAAGCTCGTCTCTCGCAATTCCAATCAGTAAATGTTGTTCCTGTTGATATACCAACAACGGATGTTTGAACAGCTCCAACAACTGGGAAAGAGCAAATCATTTGCGAGTAGCTTTGAACACTAGCAGATATGGCACTTGGTACAGGCTGGTTTTTATAATTAACAGTTGAGTCAGCACCATAAGATTTCATAGTTGCAAAGGTTAAAACTAATAACATAATAAATAAAAAGACTATAAAACTTCTTCGCATGAGAAAGATACTCCATATAAGCTGATATGACTTGCGTTCCATGATAGCTCATTGTTTGACATTCTCATTACAGCTTTCGGGCTAACATAAGAAACAGTAGCGTCATTACTTAAAGCTGATGATAGTGGTGGCTCTATTGTTAATGTTGCCTCTCCACTTCCGTTACTAGCAACGTCAGCAATAATCATATGTAGTTTACTGGTTGCTCCTGAATTAAATTGCACATAATCACCTTTCTTAAATAGTTGAGATTCAGAGGTATCAGCTCCATCAACTGCTATATCATAAGCTCCTAAAACATGATTACCATTTACTGCTATTGTATTTGCTACTGTACCTCTAACGTTTTTTGCGTCTGGGTCTCCCATTAAAAAAGTACCAAAGGACCCATGGAGTTGCATAAAAAACGCTTGCCACTCAACAGCTTGAGCTCTTGTCATAGGTGGTAAAGTTACACTCGCAGTCCATACAGCACCTGTATATTCAAACGCTTGTTGTGTAAATGAGAATGGTGATTTACTTAAACCAACTGCTCTACTAATACTCCATTCACTTCTAACAAAATTTGGAGTGGTTGGCATTGTTAGTGGGTACGTTGGATTTGCCATTTACCCACCAAAGTCCTTTGCAAAACTTCCACCTCGTAATCTGGCGTCTTGTACTGCACTTAATGTTGATTCTTGTATAGCTGGTAACAAATTCATTATCTCAGCTCTAACTGTTTGACTTACACCTGTAGAGAAATTTAAGTTTTGCTCAATAACTATAGGTTGACCTCTACCCATTCCATTAACTTGGTTGTTATTAATAATATTTCCAGCAGAGTTAGGAACAAACATTTCTGGTCCACGCTCACCTACCATATATGGCATGTTTGGACTAACACTTCCACCACCAGCTAACCCAAATAAATCAAATCCTTTGTTTATTAAATCACCAATAATCTTACCACTATCAGCAGAGCCACCAGTAGTAGTTTTTGCAGTTTTTGTACCACGTAACACATCTCCAAGATTTTCCATAAACGGCTCTATTAGTTTTATTTGAATTATTAGTGCGACAATTTGACTAATAATAGATTGAAATATATCTAACATACTTTGTCTAAATGATTCACCTTTAACAATAGCGTCAGCAAACATTCTTGATATTGCTTTACCAGCTCCATCAAATACATCCGCAACGCCACTCATAACACGTTGGTAGTCAGTCATTTCATCTTTAGTATGTGATAACGCTACTTGCAAAGCTCCTTGTCCACGTGCCATAACATTATTGTTTTCAATTAACACACGCATAGCCTCATTTTTTTTAACAATCGCATTAATTTCATCTCTACGTTTCTGCTCTGCTTTTTGACGCTCTGGGTCAACACTTGGAAAGACATTAAATACAGCGTTTTCTAAGGCTTGTGGACGCCTCATATAATTTTGCAGTAACCCTTGACTCTCACGAAACTGCTCATTTTGTTTTACCAGCTCATCTGTAACATCTCTCATAACATTATTTAAGTCTTTAAAATATTCAATGGTTGCAATAATACCTGCAGATATAGCTAGGGCAGCCATAACTCCAGCCATGACAGGGTTTAAAAGCATAGCTAAATTTAAAGCTATAAAACTTTCTTTTAATCTTGCTAGTGCATTTATTACTGCAATTCCAGCAAACACTTGGAAAAAAGTTTTTATATTTTCAATGTTGTCAACTAAGAATTTTACAGTTTTTGCTAAATTTTCACCAACGGTACGTCCAAGGTCTTTAATGGACTGGTTATTTTTATTTAGAAATCCATCAAGGTCTTTAAATTGTTTTTTTAATTCTGCAAAAAAAGACTCACCAACAGCAATTTGGAATTGCATATATTTATCTTTTATCATTGATACCGTACCTGTTAAAGTGTTAGCCAATTCGTCTGTCATGTTACCGAATCGTCCACCCTCACCAAATACTTCTTCAAATTTTAATATAGTTTCCTCTACTGATACTGTCGCACCAGCTTTAAATTCCAACATACTTCGTACGCCTCTTTCTCTAAAAACATCAGCAGAGGCTATACCACCAGAAAACGACCTTTGAATTTGTTCAGCTGTTTGTTGAAATGATAATCCTGTAACGGCAGCCACGTTACCTGTAATTTTTAATATTCGTGCTAAATGGTCAGCGTCATCAGAGACTACAGCAAGGTTGCCTGACGCTTGTTGAATTTCACCTAACGTAAAAGGAACTTTACCAGCAAATTCTAACATGTTTTTAAAGGCTTTCTCACCCTCGTTAACAGAGCCAAATAAAGCCTCTAACCTAACTTTTAAATTTTCTATTTGTATGCCAACGTCTATAACGCCTTTAATAAACATACCACCAAGAGCGACAGCTAATACTGCTCCTACTTTGGTGGCTGTAGCAGAAAATTTATTTAAACTTTTTGACGCACTTGCGAATCCTTTTTTAAAACTATTAGTCGACCGTCCTACAATTTTGTTAGCCTTTGACATATCTTTTTCAAGACCTGACAAATCTGCTTTAATTTTAACTAATAATGTATCTAATTCAGTTGCCATTTAATAATCAGGATATAATTCCTGTAGCTCCTCAAGTTCGTTTTTGCTCATTGGTTTATCTTTATTACCACCATTAAACTCCGCAAACCCTTTAACAGCAAATGATATCTCAGGTATACTTGAATCCCAAAAATCAGCTGGACTCATACCAATCATACCAACACATACCTCAAGCCACCGTTGATATGGTAATTCAGCGTCTCCGTCTAACTTGATTCCTTGTCGCTTTTTTTTTCATCATCAGTTTCTGTATTATCATCAACGTTTAATGCTAAAGCTACAAGCTCACCAGTTATTTTAATTGCCTCTATTAATCCTATATCAGATATTAATTTTTTTATATCTTTTTCTTTTACGTCATTACCACCACCTCTTATAGCAAGAGTGATAACTTGAATAATTTGAGTAAGAGTAATGTCGGTGTTAGCTAATAGGTTACCTAATTTTATAATACCAATACCTAATGTTTGCTCAATACGAATACAAGTGTCAAGACTCATACGTGCTTTGTACGTTATGCCATCATTAAACGTTAGTATCTTTTCTGCTTTTAGCTTGTTTATGCTCATTGTCTTTCTCCATTGTGGTAATGATTATTGTTTCATTTCGTTCTGCAACATTAACAGCCGTCTTGATTGTGTACGTCTGTTTATCAATTTTTATTGTATCTGTATCTTTAAAAGTTTTATAAAAAGGAGCCTCAATCTCAACGTTGTTATCATTTACGTTAACTTGAGCGTCTAATTTCTTTGAGCCTATCTCAATAGCTTTTAATTCCCACATTATGGTCTCCCAATATCTATCGCTTGAATTGTTAGTGTACCACTAGCAGTCGTTCTAATCGCAGATATAAAATATCCTGTTGGCACAGCAACGAAAGTTTCTTCGCCAATACCAATGTGCATA